TCTATCATCAAGCGACATTCATCACCCACTTATAGAAGTGGGCGACTTCTGTCGTTGATTAGGTTAAACCCTATTTATTCTCCTACTCTTAACTCAGAGAAACTAGCTCCGGTTGATGTAATTACGAATCGGTTAATTAATCGTTCAGCAACTTTAGTTGGCTTAAGCCACACTTCAGCAATCATAGTGTTATTATCTATATCACTAGGAGTATTAGTTGTTTCATCACAAATAACTTTAAATTCGTATAAACCTCTTCTCTGTTTAATATCGGATAATAATGGATCAACCAATTGTGTGTATAGGATCCAAGTAAGCCTGTCGTTTGGTTCGAACAGTAGATATTTAGTAGCTGTAGCTAAAATCTTAGTAACATATATGAGTAATCTCATTACATTAACTCGATCAAGAGCAGATGGTTTACGCTGCAGAGTCTTTTGACCATATATAACAATACCGTCACCAATAAAATCGCATATTGGATTGATAGCATTTGTTCCTGTAGCATAAAGTAAATCTCTATCTGCGACATTTAGTTGACGTTCAGTTTTTTGTGCTTTGAATAGTCTACCACGATTTAAACCCGCAGGAGCATTCCATACTTCAGCTACTCTATCACTGTAAGCAAATGTACCTACTACTCTTACACTAGGTGGTACCCACTGCAAAGATTCTGTAAACTCATCAGATATTTGAATCCAAGGATAGTAGAGCGCGGCAAAACTTGAATTCAAAGCATTTTCATTAAGCCATCTACCAGCACCATTGTGCCAATTGACCACTTCTTGTACAGTTAAGTTTCGGGGTGGATCGACAATAGCAAAACAATCTCCCCGTTCATTTTCACAAATATTAATTAATTTATTAATAACAGTTTTATTACCAGGAAAATCAGGGCACGCAATTAAATTAATATCATATTGTTCTGTATTAGCAAATTGAGAAAGAGCATTGACAGCTGAATGTTCAGAAATATTCTCATAATCATCAGATCCACCGCTTAAATTAAGTACCATATTTAACACTGGGACAAAACCAGTAGCTTCATTTTCTAAATCTATATCAATATAGTTAGAAACAACAGCATTTGTAATAAAACCACGACTAGATGGATCTTTAAAATCTAGATTTTTAAATCGTTCAACCGGTAGTTGAGTAATATTTACTTCTGGTGTCCATACATCTAGACTATAATTTTCAAAGTCATCTTTTGTAAACATGACTTTGATACCATTATAATATTCTCCAGGATATAAAGATTTTATAGATCCTATTTTAATAAGAAAATCAACAGAAATATTGTCTCCTTCATTTAAATTTGCCATATAATTAACTGCAATATTTCCAGTATTATAATCGATTGTACCATTTCCAGACGAACCTATTAAACTACCTTCACCGTCATCAGTCAAAATTAATGAATTACCAATTTTAACTACCACACTATTCTCAGCTATTGGATGTGGTGATAATACACCAGACACACTGTCGTTAACTTCACCACCAGCACCAACAGTTTTAAGCACCATTGTATATTTAGCTAAATAGCTAGCAAGGATTTGATAACCAGCTTTTAAAGGATAAATTAGAGCCACATCAATTGTTCGATTAATATAATCAATTGTGTTGGTTGAATTTACAACTCCAGTAATAAATCGACCTTCACCATTATCAGAAGTAACTTCTATACCATTGACTAATATCGATACTGTATATGGATTAACTACAGTATTTAATGATCCAATATATGATTTAGCATATATAGTTCCATCAGGTGCAGTTTCTCCAACTACACCTAAGTCTTTAATCTTAAATGTACTGTATTCATATGAAGCTTTAATTATATCTCCAGAATTTAAATTAGTATTTGAAAATGATATTTCCCATTGACCAGTTGTAGCATTAATAAAACCATTACCAATAGTATCTCCATGCATATCAGTGCCAATTAAATTATATTTATTATCAACTGGTCCACTATCAACGATAAATGTATATACATCAGAATTTGAATTAATTTCTAATTTAAAAGAATTATTTAAATTAACTAAATTTGAATAATTTAATATACCATTATATGTTTGATCTGGATTAAGAGCATCTATTTCTAAAGCAATTTCTTCAGTGACACTCTTTACAACAGTATTATATTTAAGAGAAACTTCGGCTCCAATAGGAGCATTTTCTAAAGTAAATCTATAATCTCCCGTATCATAATCTATAAAATTGGAGTACATTGAAACATTTGGGTTAAGTATTGCTGAAAAATTACCATTACCATCATCTCTAACTAGACTGTAATTAGATGGATTATCTGGATCAATTAATTTGAGTTCTAATGTTCCAGGCACCGGTGAATGTTCTAACGTAGCATTAAATATATATCTGTTATCATTATCAGCAGTTGCTACTAATTCATCTTTAATCTCCATGGCGGTTGGAATACTCACTGATGCTTTTCGAGCATTAGGACCTACAATTCTAGAAAACCACAGAGAACTACCAAATTCCAAAAAGCTAATAGCCGCAAGACTACTGTACTCACCAACTCTAGGAGTTCCAAATAAGTCGACAAATTGACGAACAGATGATACAAATGTTGGTTCAGTAGGTCCCTTCCGTGTCTTACCAGCTAATGCTAATATAGTCTTAGATAATTTTGGAGCATATAATGAAAAATCTATAGTCTCAAAATATACACCAGGACTTGCATGAATTGGCATGTATTATAACACCCCTCTTTTAAATTCTCGCTTTAAATACTTTCATTTAATTTTAGAATTCAATACTTTTTGAGTATTGAACTAATTATCTACAAGTTTTTGCTCTAGATTAATATCTAGAACTGTCTTCGTGTAATAATTTGGATCTAATAACATTGTATATAAATTAAATGTTACTACACCATGAAATATCCTAGTACTAGTATCAGGTAGTTCCATATAAGGTGTAGAATCGCTTAATGACACATTGTGGATATAACTGTTTACTTCTAGATTATGATTAGATATTTCGATAAAAGTTTTTATGTAATGTCGTTTATATAAGTTAAAAAGTAATTGTTCAGTTATATCATTGTGCATCTCTTGTGTTAGAGTAAAGAAATCCACTTGATAATCTATGTTATAAGGCATCATTTCAGCACCTTCATAGACTTTTTTGTCATAGCTAATATCATAGAGCATTGGACGATGTATTTTATTCTTTACTATTTTTGTTTCTGGATTAGGAGATAAACCAGTCCTAACAATTGCCAATAATGGTAATATAGGTGTCCTACTTCTAGAAATTTCAAGTTTAACACCTTGTCTAGATGGTAGAGCAAACGTTACCTGTGGAGACTCCAAACCTTCTCCATTATCTACCTTAATATTATCTTTAAAATATGCTACAACAGATTCATCGTAGAATCTTATAACTGACAATTAAGACACCTGTCTCTTTAATTAATTAATCTTTAGCAAAATTATTTTCAACCATCTGAACTGCCGATATTTCTGATAATAAAATACCTACTGTTTCAATAATAACATTATCTTTTTTCTTTTCAATCTTTATCTTCGATACATCGGTTTTTTCACTTGGAATAAAATTAACCCATTGTTCGTAGATTGAAAAGGCTTGTTCTTCGTTCATTGAAACTACGATAGACTTACCACTCTTAAGAGTAAACACCATTTTTATTACACGATTAGCTTTCTGACTTGCGCTCATTCACTAAATCCTCCTCTGAGTTTATAAATTTTTTATATAAATTAATATATTTATCGATAATCATATATGCTTTTTGTATATTTCCTTCATAAACATTATCTTCTATACTTGGAAAAAATTTTATCGTATTACTATAATCTGTGTGAAGCATTTTGTGGATACAATGTGTTAGTGGAACATACGGGACGCAATTCTGTAAATGAATATCTGATAATATCATTAATACGTAGAAAGTATTAAAACGGACATTATTCTCGACGAACTTATCGACTATAATTTCTACCCAATCCCACAAAGTTTTACCATAATGGTGAACTTCAACATCTGCCCCAGACTCATATTTATTTAAACCAGTAGCAGCACATGTGCTTCTATTACATTGGTTTAACCACATATTATACTCAGTACTAAGCCTAAACAGTTTAATAACATTTTTTATAAAGCTTTCAAATTCTTCTTCATCAAAAAGTTCATAAAATAATGTATTATTCATACTACCATTACCCAACCGCAATAAACGTTTCTGGAAATTTATGTCTTGACTTAAGTTCTTCGATT